AGTCAACTACGTTGACACAACTGATGGTATAATAGATACCTAACGATAAGGGTATATTAAATATGGAACAGTGGGTAAATAGCTACGCCTCATACGTGCTTGTTTTAAGCGGTGCTGCAGCTATGTTTGTAATTGGCAGGAAGAAAAGATTTGGTTGGCTCTGGTTCATATTTAATGAATTTATGTGGACTGCATATGCTTTGATAACAAAGCAGTACGGTTTTATTCTTGGCGCTATCCTTTATGGGATAGTAGGTGTTAAATCTTATTTACACTGGTCTAAAAAGGGAATAAACAAGATACATTAATAGGGGGAACCAATGGCATACTCTAGATTTACAGACAGCGACATTTATATATACGCTCATGTAGGCGGATGGATAGAATGTGCTGCATGTTGGTTAAATGAACGTTCAGATGAATACTCTTTATTATCAATGTCAGAAGAGATCCATGATGATGGACATTTAATTGCTCATGTACGGGAGCATATTAAAGCAGGGCACGATGTACCAATAGGGCTATTAGCCGAGATCCTAGATGATCCAGAAAGATATGGTAAAATATGAGTATGGATAATATTGAATTAACAGATGAAGAGATCTCAAAAGGGTATCAATCAGAGAACCCAGATGAAGATAAGTGGGACAACATTGAGAAGGCTTGCTGGAGCGGATACAAGCAGGTGGGTATGAAGGACAAGGGCGGAAGAAGAGTCCCTAACTGCGTACCTGTAAAGAAGTCCCTATTTGGCACAGAAGGCCCTCAGAAGCTCATACCAAGGAATAAGTAATATGGGTATATTAGATAACCTTGAAGCCTACTTAGAATCGGCGGAAGAGGCAGAAAAGTGCCATTACTGCCAAGCTATAGCTACATATAATGACCTAGCAGAAGTAGATAGAACCTATCAAATAGTAGGTGTATGTGCATGTCATGCATATAAAGGATTAGTTTCATAATATAGATCGAAAAAGTGAAGTCGAAAAGTAGAGACCTCTTGTCAGTACCTGACATAAATGTTATAATAAATACATGCTGCAGAACTTAGAAATACCTGATCCCTTTGCTACTTTTGTGGCACATAAATATGCCAACTTTAAGGGAGCTAAATATGACTTCTTTAGCGGTGAATGGGATATGGCATGCGGTGCATGCCAAGAGCCATTGAGCGCTCCAACTAAAAAGATATTGACTAAGATCAGACTATATCACACTAGAAATGAATGCATGGGTGGATACTAATTAAGAATCTAAACCAGGTATTTAAGCCATATAAGGCTCAATTTGATAGATGTCCCCTACACATCAAGATCATAGCCGTTTTGTGCGTTATGTACCTATCTGTCCCAATTGACCCATTTGATATACTATTTCCCTGGATGGCATTTAGTGATGATCTATTCATAGCAGGCATCCTACTCAAGATATTGCACAAACACGGCGGGCTACCAGAAGAGGATAAGACTTCCCCTATAGACCTATTAAGAGATATATTCAAGAGAGTAGATAAGAAACAAGAGGATACTTCCTTGGCAGTACATTTATTTAAAGATAATGTATGCAAGAATTGTGGATTGAAAGAGGTATAATAGACTCATGAAGAAAATAATGATAGCTGATGTTGTCAAGGCAGTTGCAGAAGAAATAGAAGCTGAAGAAGATAGAGCCATTCGTGAAGAAGTGGCAGAATCTCTTGGCGTAGAGCCAGGGGATGTAGATGACGATGATGTTGAAAATTACCTATCAATGGGCGGGAACAAAGGGGAGCTGGAATCCTCAGTAGGCCCAATACAATGGATATATGACAATAAAGATAAGACATATGTCGTATACATGATAGTTACAACCATGGGAAAGCAAAGAGATATCATATACAACATAGACCCTAATATAATGAAAGACTGGAGAGATTCTCAGTCTATGGGAGAATATTGGAATATGAATATCAGATCCAATGAAGCAATTGAAAATAAGGCAAGAAGCAAAGATTTTCCTATTGGTGGATGTAAACCAAATCCTGTGGACCCACAGGTTGTCGATAGATTTTCCACCAGATTTGCTGCCATATCCTAATATCCCCCTCCCTTTAATCTCCCTTGTATGAGCCTCCTAGAGGCTTATTTAGTGGAGTATTGTGGAGTAAAGTGGAGAATCATACTATTAATTTAGGCTCAAATACTATCATTATATATAGTTAAATATACCTGTGTAATGGTACAAACGATATCATTTCGTAATCATAATGTCAATAGGGCCCATATAAAGCATATTGGCCAATATATGTCAATAGATATTCCAGGAAATTTTTTTATTTGTTCGTAAAGAGCAATTTTGGCCCATATTTATGCCAAAAAATTATGTCTAATTCTGTATAATTTGTCTCATATAATGAGATATTTTATACAGATATTGACAGATTTTATTCGATTTGCTACAAATTCCAGCGTATTTTTACATGCGTCGTAAAGAAGAAATTTGGCCCATAAGATGGGCATACAAAAATGGGACATATAGTATATTTACTATATGCCCCATAGGGGAAAGCTATCTTAGAATGAATCTAAGTCCATTATGTATTTGCTATCTCTTACTCTTGTTTCTTCAAGGGATTTAATAGTTAGGTTTCTATCCACCGCCCCGTATTTTGCCTCAATCATATCGTTAAGAGCATCAGCCAAAAGCAATCCTTCGGATGTATATCCTTTATCCCATTCTGACTTTAATCTAAGGGAATTATATTGGATAATATATCTAACTAGTTCCATTAGCCTGTCTTGTGTATACAAGGTATGTTCAGTTGTTAGTACATTAGCCATTACTGCTGGTGAGAAGTTAGCATTATTTAGATAGTCTGTTAGTTTTTCTGCCGCTTTGAATTCGTTCGCCTTAGCCATGAGTTCCGCCTTTCGTTTTGATTATACCATTGACCACTGACATTTGTAAATGAAGCGAGGTTCCTCCCCTTTCCCGTTTTCCCACAGAGAGGAGGAACCCCACACTTAGCTTATTACTTGACGTTCTTCTTGTCTGTGAAGACTACGCCCTCTTGTGCTGCCTTGCTGATAACGCCTAGAGCTGCAGCTGAAAAGCGACCACGCTTGCCTACAGTAATTCCCTGGGCCTTTAGGTATTCACGAGTTGTTGTTGGTGTTGATGTCATTTGTTTGATCCTTTCTAGATCTTTGTTATATATATTATATCCGAATTTCGGGGTTTTGTAAATAGGGTCGTAAAGCAATATTTTTGCCCGTGTCCCTTAGCTTAATGACCGTTATGTCCGAATTGTCCATAACGGCCAAAGCTATCTTTATTCAGTTGTTAGTTCTTCTACTTGGTATGGCTCTATCTTATCCTTTTTAGCAGCAGCCTTTACCCATTCCTTTTTCGGGCTTGATACTGCCTTATACCATGCGTCATCGCTATCATCTGCAGTTACTACAATGTAGTAATCCTGAATGATATCTCCATAGACTTTATATTGTTTGCTCATAGTCCCACCTGCTCTATCTTGTCTTTAATTAACTTAGAGATAATGTTGTGCGCTTCGATGTTTTCTGTTTCGGAGCCACCCCATAGCAAGGCTTGGGCCTTACTAAGTTGATCGTTTAAATATTCATCACTCATCTTCATCTTCGTCCTCCTCCTGCTCGTCTTCAGGGTCTACGATGTAGTCCCTGCTTAACATCCAATCTAAAACTTCTTCTTGATGTTGTTCGGCACCCCACTCCAAAGAGAACCCTTGGCCAGCCTCCACAGCCTCGCAGAGGTGGTCCCACATCTCATCTATGGTGCAGTTCTGCTTGTAGGTCTCATCCTCAAAGATGTTGTTGATTGTTGACCAAGTCCACAACCAAACCAGGGATAGACCAAGGTCAGTGCTGTCTAGAATCTTTAAACATTCGTTTAGTTTATCTTTATCTTCAGGCTTCATTCCGTGCTCCAATCGCAAATGATAGTTGGTATGTTAGATTATATAGTTCTACTAATGCGTCAAGATGTCCTTCAAGATTTAATCTATTAACAGTTTGGTCGTACTCTTCATCATCCTGATTTGTATATTCAGATAGTAATTGCTCGTCAATGAGCATTAGATTCTTTAGTTCTCCATGCAAGATATCAAGGCCTGATACTCCTGCATTTACCATGCGTTGCAAATGGGGCGGGAGCCCAATATCTTCTGCAGTAATCATTAATATACCCTTTCGTTATCAATCATTATATCATTGGCCACTGACAAAATATGTTCCATAGTATCAATGGCACCAGTGTAATAAGCATCTGATTCAAAATACTCATCTTCATTTAAAGGTACATTATTTCTAGCATCCTCTAAATCTTGATTAAGACTAATTAAATGTATCTTCATGTATTCCAGGAAGTGTGATGATCTAGTCAAAGTAGCCCTCCGACCAAAGCCCGTCTAAAAAGTCTGCTGTCTTTTCTAATCCTTTTTCAGTCGGCAGTCCTTTAGAATCATATAGAGCCTTAGTAACGACAGCCCTCATTTCATCCAAATCATCCATTGTATAACCTAGCATTCAATTGCCTCCATATATTTAATCATAGTATTAAGTGTTATATGAATGTGACAATCACAATCATCTGATGTATCTCTGTCATCAAAATGGATTAAGTTGTCATCATAGATATAATCAATTAGTTCTTGGCTGGTAATCATAGTAAAAACTCATCTCCTTCAATATAACCATAGTATTCATTGTATGATTGTTTTAAGTTATCAGGAGCAAATTGCATGAACTTGTATTCAGCATATGCCTCCCCTTCTTCTAAGTTAGAATTGTTCCATTGCTCAAATAGATGTTGCTCAATATCTACTTGAATTGCTCCAAGGATATGTTCTCCAACTGTATCTGTAAATGCTTCCATTATGCATCCGCCTTTTCCATAGAAGGTAATAATACCATGTGGGTCTGACAAATTGCCATAGCATCAAGGTCAGCATCATGGCTAAAGAAACAAGATGAACATATCTCGCCACAATCATTGTCGCAATACTCAAATGTATCTGTTGCATCACAGTTGTTACATTTTGTATCATATGATGATTCTGAAATAACTTCTCCACGGAGGAATTCCATTTCTCCACCCCAGCCTGTTTCTTCTTCATATACTAAAGTAAATAGTAGATTAGGGTATTGTGCAGATAGTTTAGATATAGCAGGAAGAGGTCTTGACCATGCCGTCTCAAAGTTGTAATAGACTACATAGTTCTCGCCATTCTCGGCCTCTTCCATATATGTAGTAGGACTAGTTTCTTCTTCTGTTACGGCAACATCCCACTTAGTTCCCCAGTTGCGGATATTCCAGTTGTACCAGTCATTAGTTTCAAACTTGTACCAATTCTTGTCGCCAACCGTACCAAAGTCGGGCTGGGAAAGATAAACCTCGTCAGTAACATTATCATCTATATAGTTATAGATATTATGAAAACTAAAGATAGGGTTAACATGCTTGATATGCTTAATCTCAAATGCTAAATCACCACGAGATTGAACTTTGCTTACATATGGCTTATTCATTTGTTTAATTAAAGATTTAACTTGCTCAGGATTACCCTCAATAGTTAAACCGTTATATACCCAATTTGGCATTTTATATCCTTTCGTTGATATGTGATAATTATACATTGGACCACTGACAAATGGAATAGAATTGGCATGTGATACATGCCACATGATTCAGCTTTGTGGTCAACATCACAGAAAATTCCAGCGAATATAATTGACAGTCGTAAAGACAATATGCTACCCTCATGTCTTTGAGGGCAAAGAAAAACCCCCAGATCTTACCTGGGGGTATTGAATAATGGCTGCCTGGATTTCCAACGAAAGAAATAAACCCGCTTTACTTAGCGCCTGGCCCTAAGACTGATAGACGCACCATTATATTTCCTATTAAAACCAGGACCTTAGTCCTAGTCTAATTATACCATAACTAGTCGACTGTATTTGTCTACAAATGATGCCAAGGATGAACTAAATACAACCGTCTCTAAGTCTTCCTCGTATAATGTAAACGTTTGGGTAGCCCAATTAATTACAGGCACCTTGTGCTCATTGTCCCCCAATTGGTTGACATAGATACCCCACGATAATGTTTGGTTCCAGTCTTCTCCAATTAGATGTGAGATGGCAATGCGTGTTGCATATGATGGGTCCTGCCATCTTGTTTCTGCAGCCTGCACAGCATTTGCTAGTTTTGCTAGCATGTCGTATCCTGCCCAGTGCCCGTATAAAAATACTGTATCACCCTTTTGGTCTTTAAACCCAAAGTTTGCTCTGTCTCCCATTTTATTCCGCCGTTTCTAAAGTAGGTATTGCTGGTTCTATCTTGTCTAATTCTATCACTTCATAGGCTACCTTGTCTAGGCCTGCCTTATTTTTATTGTAGTGGTGACCGCAAAAAGCTAACTCACCATCTACTAGTTTAACTAGATACATTGCATCTGCTGATCCACATGCATCACATGGAATGAACTCTCTGTCTCTCATAGAGAACCGCCTTCAATCATTTCAGAAAGACGGTCAAGAATCCAAGAATCAATATCGTTGATATCAATTTCTGATAACTTCTCCATTATTTCTTCACGGGCAAACTTATACCCGTCATCCCATCCATCCTTATACTCTGACATAATCTCTCCTTAATAACCTGTGGTTTCGTAGTCTGATACATAAGATTCAGTTAAGTTATACTTATCTCTAAGTCTACTTACTTTCTCAATACTACCAGTTCCAATGTTGAATGTCAATGGAGACATTGCTTGTGGGTCGAGCCCTGTGATTTGTGCATCCCAATAGGCCCTCTCCATGGAGAGCCTATCAGGAGCGGTGAGTTCAAAGTACATTAGTCCACCTCTACTGAATCGATAGATGATGACATGTATGTAATAGGCTCATCATAAGATACTGTGTCAAAGTCTGTTTCATGAATTGCATTGATAGCAGACTCCTCGTCACGAGCATTAACTGTAACTGAATATTGTACAGTTACGGTTAACTCAAATTCATTTGTTAGTTCAAATCCACAAATGCTTGCAATCTCTTCTGCTTGAAACTCAGTCAATGAGTCGTCATCAAGACCTTCTAATGTAAATACCTTCATGTTGTCACGCAACTGATTTAGAACACCTGCAGTGTTGTAATCTCGTTGTGTCACACGCTGGATGTGCTCTTCTAATTGCACAATGCGGGCTTTATTTTCAACTAACTGTGACTCAAGAAATTCCCGTGTCAAGTAGTGATTGTCTGTTGTTGTTTCCATTTTATCCTCTTTCGTTGTTGTTGGTGTAATTGTAGCATGCTCCACTGACAATAATGTGGTCTTGCGTCCGCATGGGCATGTGAGCGTTGTCACACCTGAAGGAAAGCCAAATCCATCAGATGATGTTAGTTCTATTAATGAATCGCATTCGTCTGGGTCGCAGACAAAGGTATATTTACTTGATACTAGTTCGTTGGTCATGAGTAGAATTATACAGGATCCGACTGACATTATCAAGGATTTCCAGGGGATTTTTATGTGAGTCGTAACACACTTTTTGCCCCCTTAGCTTTGAGGGCGCTTGGCGATCCATAACGGACTTGAACCGTCGACCTCTACCGTGACAGGGTAGCGCTCTAACCAACTGAGCTAATGGACCTGGAAAAAATTGTGAGCAGTTTTTATTCATGCTCAGGAATTTATTTATTTAGAACGCAGAAATTAATTTTTTAATTTTATTTTTTTCTGCGGTGAGAATTGGGTCAAAGCCTGATGCACCCGCCATAAGTGTTTCAGAATTGCCACGACCTGAACGATAGTAATCAAGGCGTTCAGTAAGTGCGTTGAATGCGCCCCACTTTGTTCCCTTGATATTAGCATTGGTTGGTGAGTTATGGTACAACTCATCAAGGAGCACGACTTTGTTTTCCCACTTAGTCAATGCAACTTTAGCAGCATCCTTATCTGGCTTAGGATAAATTGTCTGAATCAACTTTGAGAATTCAGCATCAGTGATTGATTGAGAATAAAGAGCCTGAGCCTCTTTCTCGAATTCATCAAAGTAGCCAAGAGCAAGCCCAAGAGTTTCACGAGCAACTTGGATGCGACCTTCAACAGATTGCGTGTGGCGAATCTTGAAAGATTGCTTGGCATTCTTCATTGCAAGGTTAAGAGTGTTTTGGCATACAACACGAACAGGAGTAACAGCAGCCTGAACAGCAACTGACCCGTCATGAGATGTCCAAACAATTAGATACAACTTAGTTGCATCATTTGCGCCTTGTGGGTCAAGCACCATTGTGCGAGGAATATCCACTGTACCGAATACAACCTTACCGCTACGAAGTGAGCCAGCAGATTCCCAACGGCAATCAGCATTAGCATCATGAATTGCATCAGCGAATGCGAATAGTTCCTCATTCTGTACAGGCTTGTAACGCTTTCCAACAGTTGCAAGAACATCAGTTCCATTGTTGAATGGGTTGTCACGAATAACTAATTGAGCATTAGATACATCATTCCATGTATCTGAGATATGGTCAGTTAGTGGAGACAAGCGAACATTCCAGTTGGAAAGTTTTGCCTCATCTAACATCATTTGAGTTGTAACATCTTCATCTTGTGTAAAGATGCGATTTGCAAGGTTGTGCCATGCAGGTGCGCCACGAAGTGCGAATGCAACTTCGCCATTTTCCATTTCTAGATTATGAGCCATTTTTTACCTTTCGTTTGTTTGATTAGTTGTAAGTATAACAGACCCCACTGACATTGTCTATGATTAGTTACAATATGTCCGAATTGATCCATGTGATTAATCTCACAAAATTCCAGGGTTATCCACAAGTGGTCGTAAGCCTGTGGATAACCCCTTAGCTTTGCGGGCCAGCTGCATATGCAACTGGTGTTAGATCTTTACAGACCTAACTCTTCCCTAGTCAATTGATTTTTGCGATTGAAGTTGATAACTTCGGACGGGAGATAAAGAGCAGTAGTCTTAGTCTTCTTCAATGTATCATAGACATAAGCACGAACATCCCCTAAGAAATTTCCTCTATTAGAGAATGCTAACTCAGTTAAGTATTCCTTGTCTACGCCTTGCTCTGAATAAATTGTTAAATCATTTGCTTTGTTTGCATCATAGATTTCTACTCTGAAACGATTTTTCATTTTGTTGCCTTTGTTAGTAGTTGTCCCTAAAGGGAGAGCAGTTTGGCGACATACTCAGGTCGTTGGATTATTTACAGATAACGAGCAACCGCTTGATAAGTTGATGTGGAAACTGTTTCCTCATCTGTCATCTTGAGAATACGAATTGCGTTAAGCATTTCCTCTTTTTGGTCATTGTATGTATGCTGGTGCATAACAACAAAGTCACGCTGAGGCTCTTTAGGCAAGTCCTTTTCTGCAACTGTTAAGTCATAGTCAATGTTTAGTGTATTGTTCCATGAGCGATAAGATGTACGGAAGTTTTCTGCCTTCTTGATGTTGGCAACGGCATAGTCACTAAGTTCCTTCTGCCACTTTTGTCTTGCCTTCTCATACTTTGCTTCGTTTGCTTCTTGTGATGAATAATCTGACTCTAGTTTTGCTAGTGCAGTTTCTAGTGCCTTGATTACCTTTGGTGTTGCGATTTTAACGCTGATTGCTTTTCCTCTAGCCATTTGTTTCCTTCTTTCGTTGTTGGTTGGTTTGATTAAGTAATTATAGCAGGGGGGTCTGACATTTCTGCGACCCCCCTCCCATTAAATTAAACGCCTAGTAGTGTTTGAGCGGATACTGAAGTCCAACGAGTTTCCTTGTTGGGCATTTCTAGTAGCACACGCACCGAGCCAGATGTTTGTGGGTGGATTTCTTTAATCACACCTGTTTTCTTTGACTTAAGGGTAGTGAATAAATCGCCTACCTGATACAACTTGTCGTTGATTGTCATTTATTGCCTCTTTTCTTTGTTAGGTTGGTAATTATAGCATTGGGGTCTGACATTAGTCTAGCCCTATCTCATTATTTGAGAAAGTTATTGTGTGACCTTAGTCACTCAGGTAGCCAAGCGTGTAAGTGGTGAGCCTCGATGATCGCCCACACTGGCGCACATGTCTGCCCCTTGTAAGTAATACCATCAGGCATTTCAATAGTTTCATCCCACATGTCATCATGAGCAAAGTCAATTGCCTCGATACATACTGGCACCATAGAAAGTGGGACGGGTGGGTAATGATTACCCTGTAAGTGATAGCCTAATGCTACTTCTAAATCTAATTCCTCAGATAAATCTAATGCTGTATTGTATCCCATTATTCTGCCACCTTTAGTATTGCGTAAGAGCCATTAGCATTTATTTCATCAAGAATTGGTTGTAGGCGTGGTGCTACTAAATCTTTTAGCATAGACTCTAGCATAAAGATACGAGTATTTTCATCAAGTGCCATGACCTGTTGAGTTACTGGATGATTGTCTGCAAACTCTGTTACAAACTTTAGATTGTGTTCTACTATCATTTTTTGCCTTTCGTTGTTGGTATAAGAGTATTATACACTAGGCCACTGACAAATTGTGCAACACGCCCAAGCTTTATCTAATTTATTTTGTGATTAATCTCACAAAATTCCAGGGGTTGTGGATAACCCCCGTAACCCTGTGGATAACCCCGCAGTATTGCGGGCCTGCATAGCTATGCATCACTCTGCATATTTATTTTTATGTTTGATCTTTCGAAAATATTTTTTCTTATTACGAACAGGTTGCGCCGCATTACTGCGGCGCAATTCCTGAATTCGTTTTACTTTATCTCGTAGTGAGTTTTGGGACATGATACCCACTCGCTTCATGAAATCTATTTACATCAAATCGGTCATTATCTTTCGCAAACATTTCAGCGAAATCATTTACCATTTTAGAAAATAGTGCTGGGTGCGCTTTATCGCTTGCATACTTTAGAATTTCTGCAACCGCGACATAATCTTTTCGTGTCATCATTTAACTGATACCATTCCATTTCTGTAAAATACTTTGGTGTACATTTTGCCAGTTGGCGTCATTATGTTTACTGTTGAGAATTCGTTAGCCATACCCCAATCAGTAAAGCGAAAGAAACTTTCCCAAGCACCGAATTCCTTTTCGTATTCAGCCGTCCAGTGTGGTGCATTGCCGTCATAGGCGCAAGTTAATTTATACATTAGTCATTTTCTCCGTTCCAAAATAGTGAGCCGTCATCTACGCAATCGCAAGGTTCGCAATCGAAATCATTATCATCACCAAAAAAAATTACTCCGTGTCCGTGGCAATCTTGGCAATCTATTGCTAATACTGAGTTAATCATTATCCTTCACACTCGCAATCTTTTGAGTAATCGAATTCGCAATAGTAGCAACCCATAGCCTCGCCATGAGCCTTGCAGACATACTTAAATTGTGACTCATCACAACAAAATCTCTGTTCGTCTTTGATGAAATAAAATTCGTTTTCATCAATGTATTTTGTATCTAACATTAGTTTTCCTTTCGTGTGTTTATTTAGTTATTGTATCAGGTAGCACTGACAAATTTTGTGAGGGTTCTTACTTACGACATTGGGCGAGGACTCCCTCTAAACTGCCCCTGTTTCGATTTTATTTAATCGGAAGTTTTTACGGCTAAATAGCGATAAGTATCTTTTAGATTTAGCGGTGCTGAGTAATGAGGTCTAACCTGAACCTTATAAGTTTCGCAATCCGCATACCATACGGAATTATCTTTTTCCGCTGAGATGATTTCACCCTTTAATGATTTTGAGTGATAGGTTTTTCCTACAAGTAGGTTTTCGATTGTATAGACATTTGCTGACATTTGAGTCCGCCTTTCGTTTGTTGATAGTAGCAATTATAGCGGATAGCACTGACAAAAGGTAATTACTAGCCAGTAATTCCAAATAATGAGACGCTCAAGTCATGTGATAAAAATCACAAAATCTCGGGCGTGTCGGAAATTCCAGGGGTTGTGGATAACCCCCGTAACCCTGTGGATAACCCCGCTCTTTTGCGGGCGCATCAACTTTTGTCAAGTCGACACGCCGTTGCTTATTCGAAATCCTTAAAAATTTCTTCAAGCTTTAAGATTTGCTCATCTGTAAGATGATCGATTTCAATCGCTTTCTCAAATCCAAAAAAGTCATTCATTCATTAGCCTTTCCAAATCGTCTGCATTATCTTTTAAGTAATTATCCTCGAAATCTAAAAGTGCCTCATTGTATGCAATAGGGTCGCAATCTTTTAGAATTTGGGACGGATAAAAAACAGCGTTACCCATTTCATACACGGGATAACAATCATCAAGCATTTCATCAAATAATTGTTTAATCGCAAAAGCGATTTCGAAATCTGTTGTCATTTATTTATTCCTCCATCTGTCGGTAATCAATTACATGAAAGTCTAATTGTCTTTCTAGTGGCATAGCCTTTAGCCATGAGTAAGCAGACTCAAAATCATCTGCTTCTACATCTACAAATAACTCAAAATTAAAAATTGGCATTTAGTTATTTTCCTTATCTTTTAGTATTCCTAGAATAATCTCTAATTGTTTAGTAGAAAGAAGTGCTTGAGCACAACCCCACTTAAAGGCTAAATCCATTTCGCCATAGTGTTTTTTAGCAAGGTCGGTTATTTCTTGCGTTACCTCAAAATTACTTTTCATTTAGTTAAACTCCAATCGGTGTAAAATGGTAAGCGGTCATAGTCATCATAGAAATAAACTCTATCTATGTTCTGCTCGCATGTTTCGCAGAAAGTGTATTCGACATCTACGCCCATGCCATAGGTAGTAGATACGCTCTCCATGTGTGGAGTATGTGTATGTGTATTTGTTAGTGTAGTCATTTGAGACCACCTTTCTTTTTCGTTATAGTGGAATTGTAGCATGGGGGTCTGACATTTCTCTACTTACTAGCCAGTAATTCCAAGATGTGAGACGCTCAGCCTATGTGATAAATCTCACATAAATTCTGGGGTTTTCCACAGATGCCCGTAACCCTGTGGATAACCCCGCTCTTTTGCGGGCCAGCTTGACATTGTCAAGCCGACACGCCGTTAGGCTAGTGTGATTCGTGCCACATCTCTCGCATCTCTGCTTTAAAGTCATGCCATACGATCCTCGCCATGTATAGGGCGGGGAGGGCAAGGGATAACTGCACTAGTGTAGTAAGTAGTCTATTCATGCTGTTACCTTTATGTCCATTACATTAGCGGTAAACTTTTTAACCTTGCCTAATTCGCTATCGTTGAGCGATTGTATTACATTGTCAATAGCCTTAGCCTCATGCGCTACATTGTCGATTGAGATTAGTTTAGAGCCTTGCCAAATTGAGTAAGTGATAGTCATTATTAGTTCTCCCATGTTAGTTGGTATAGTTTTGCTAGTTCTTCATCATCTTCATCATCAAAGTCATCAAAGTCAAGCGCTGGCGCTTCTTCTTCTTCATCTAGGTATGAGTATGCATCTGCGACATCTGATTGGATAGTATCCCACTTAGACACGCTATTAGTTTCGTATGAGTATGCGTATGACATTATTTATTCATCTCCTTAGCGATAGCCTCTGACTTAGTTAGTGCCTCTAGGGCGATTGCTAGGGAGGCAAGGCGTTGCGCCTCTACCATTTGCTTGTATTCATCTAGTGTCATTATTCTGACCTTTCGTTGTTGTTATGTTGTAAGTGTAGCATAGGGGTCTGACAAATTGGGGAGGTTGGAGAGGTGTGTCGGTGTGACCTTACTCACACTCTCCGCAAGGGCATTGAGGAAACTCTTGCTCTTGCTTGATACGATTAGCAAGGCGCTCAACCTTCATGTATGTATCAAATGAAGCGCCTCGGAAAGATACGACCTTTCCTTCAGCAATAAGGTGAGCAGCCTTAGCAATTTTTTGCTCTAGTGTTAGTGAAGTCATTTTTTAACTTCCTTTCTTGTTGTTATACCTTAAGCATAGCATGGGGGTCTGACAAATTTACGCAAATCTCGGGCGTGTCGCAAAAAAACCTTTGTGATAAGGCTCACACTCACGCTCAAGACCAAAAGAATTATGGGCGCACTATCCGAAATGTCCGTTTTGTCCAGGGTGTGTATCATACATGTAAAAAATATATTAACATTTTTATAAATCTGAAATCCTAGTCGACTGGAATATATGGCGGTGTTATGATAGGATACTCCTTGATCAGTATAGCTTTTATATTAGCTATTGACTTTGGTAAAATCAAAATGCTACACTTAGTTTGCTTTGTGGGGGCTTACCCTGAAACTCAATATGTACCAGATGTAATCTGTGGGTATTTCAGGAACGCTTCTCTATCTTTCCAAAAAGTTAAAATTTGGGGGGTAGGGGGGCTTTCCTAAAATCTAATATCCCCAGATAAATCATACAAGAAAGTAAAGAACAGATGCCAAAACTGATAAAAGGAAGCACTAGTCAAGCTAGTCAAGAGTCATTTGTTTTAAATGTGCTGAAAGAAAAACATAACGGTACCTATGTAGAATTAGGTGGGGGATGGGCAGAAAGAAACAGCAATACTTATTTGCTAGAAACTAGGTATGGCTGGAAAGGCCTATCATTTGAAAATGACCCTAGTAGGGCACATGACTACAACCTAACTAGAAAAAATAAAACCCTACAGACAGATGCCAGATGGTTTAACTATGAAAGATACTTCATAGAAAACAACTACCCTATCCATATAGATTATTTACAGATGGATCTGCATCCAGCATTCTCAACTTTTGAGGCACTAAAAAATATGCCACTTAGAAAGTACAGATTTTCAACAATTACCTTTGAACACAATGGATATCAAGACCGTTGGCATAAAGAATTTATTCAGGGGGAATCTCAAAGGATGCTTAAAGACCTTGGGTATGTATTAGTAACGGAAAACGTTATATTTAACGGTAAAGCTTATGAAGATTGGTATGTGGATCCAAGAGTTGTTCCATATGACAACTATAAGGATTTTATAAACAAAGATATCCTGCATAGCGACCTATTTGATGGATAATATTATAAAGTTTAACCCTGTAAGCAAGTTTGCAGAAAAAAACATTCCATGTCCAAAACCTGCAAGAACATATACTCCAGATTGGTACAAAAATATACCAGCATTTAGAGACGGCAGGCAATCAGACAAAACAATTAAAATGTGTCCTCCATTTGCAGACTCTTTTGGATTTGGCTATATACAAGAAACATGGGAAGAGATTGAAATAAATTCTGGTCGACTAATATCTAAAAGTAGCATGTGTGAAATAAGAGGAAAAGTCGACAATAGTTTTTCAATACCAAATGACTATACAGATATGGAATTTGTGTGGCATCCAGGATGGAATCCAGAATTACCTAAAGGATACTCTGCATTAATTACTCATCCTATCAATAGAGTTGATTTGCCATTCTATACTTTAAGTGGAATAGTAGAGCATGATACGTACTTACAAGCGATGCCAGGATCAAATTTACCACTATTGCTAAAAAAAGATTTTTCTGGGATAATACCTATAGGAACACCAATGTATCAGATAATTCCATTCAAAAGAGATTCCTGGGAATCTTCGCTAAATGAGTACGACAAAGATGCTCAAGGTAAAATAACAAATCCTATAGCATCACATCCTTTTGGTGGATATAAAAAATTACATTGGATCAAAAAAAATTTTAAATAAAAAAACGGGGGTAAAACAGTGAAACTTCTTTGCCAAATAGCCATAGTAGCTGTCATTACATTTATCCTTGGTATACTCATACAGATAATAGGCTAATATAAGGGCCTATAGCTTAATCTGGTTAAAGCACTTGTCTTATATACAAGCGACTTTGGGTTCAAATCCCAATAGGCCTACTTTGTTTAATGATTATGGAGTATAATACATATATGAGAGCTTATGATGTTCCCCTTTCCGCCCTCCTTTATATCATATATGCTGGTGTACCAGAGTATGATCTAAAAGGGCCTACAGGGGATGAATTAGAGGCGTACATAGCTATTATGAACCAAATCATAGAAGATGAAAATGATGGTCTCTAATTTCGCGGCTCACTTTTCGCCGCACTTTTTAGCTTCGTGTTCATGTAACAAGTAGGGTATAATATACTTACTCTTAACAAATTAAAGGAGATATTAAATGAGTTTTTTTCAAACACTGGAAGATGATGCAATAACTCTTATGTGGAGAAAATTTGATGTTTTCCTTATAGATGAGTTTAAGAAAGAAAATGCAGATCTTCCAGAAGATGATGTTAATTCTGCTATTAAAGATGGCAATTTAACTATTAAATGGCAAGAGGAAACAGATCTAGAATTATCAGAACGAGAAGAGTATCTTGTTTTGAATTTTGGAACAGAAGAACAAATAGAATCTTTTAATAAATGGAAGGAAGTAAAATAATGGGAATATTAGATGATGTAACTCACGCTGGAGACGAGCCAGAAGTTTCTGGTAGTGTTGTTGAAGAACCACGATTTTTAACTATTACTGAAGAAGAAAACGCTACTATTAAAGAGTGGCTAGGCGCAGCATTAGATGAAGAAAAAGAGGTCGTAGTTGACGGCAACGTAACAAAGACATTTTACTCTCATGCAAGAGTACCAGTAAGAGCAATCTTCCAGGATATCAGACAAAAAATTAAAGAAGCAGATAACAGAGAATCAAATGTGTTTATTACAAAGTACTACACCACTTTGATCTCATCATCAGAAGCGGCAGAGTATTTAAATGATATTTGCTTATCTGATGGCTCAGAAGACGCTGCACCTAACACATACTTTGCAATGGTATTAGATGGTAATCTAAATAGCAGCATTTTCCCCGCAAATACATTTGAAAAGAATAGCGGTTACTTTGTAGTTCCAGATCCAAAGAATGAGACTATATCTCATTCTGGAAACGAAGACCTACTTCTTCTTTGCTTTAGCTTAACTTAATATTAGTTAGTTATTGTAAAAGTTTGGGATTTTTATAAACCCTGGAAGAACGTATCGTGTTGGTCCTTCTGTTACAAACCTTACGCCATGTTCCCATTCAGCATCTCCACCAAAAAGTAACATGTCGCCAGCTTTTGGTTTCATTTCAAATTCTTTTTTAGCCCAAAATATTTCTCCACCATTGTAGTCGTCATTTATGTATATGACTGCAGCATGCTGAATCGATTCATCAGTATTTTGATCATGATGAGAAACTAGCTGTATCCCGTTGTACATTCTTTGGATAAAATAAAATCCACTAAGAACAAGATTCTCACCAGATTTTGCAAGAACATCGTTAAATCTTTGGTCTACGCTCCTGTGTATCTTTGAATCAATAAAAGATAAATTTTTATCGTTCCAGTTAGATGTTATTTCATACAATCCTTCTTTAACTAGATTTTCAACATCTTCTCTTCCAAACTTTGACTTAGTAAAAACTTTTAATTGGTCTGTGTACCACTTGTCCCATTCTTCTTCAGTGGTTCTATTTATTATGTTATAGTACTCTGCTATGTCTTCTTCCGTTATAAAGTTTTTAACAACCAGTAACCCATCAATAGGGCATTCTACTGTATATCCGCTATCTTCAAATTCTTTTTTTAGCCATGTAGTCATAATTTAATTATATCATTTCTTCCATATAATAGCTTGGCCAGTAGGTAGCTCAAGTATATTGTGCTTTTCAAATGCTTCATCTATTGCTTTTCTGGAGCCAATTGTTTTTAACGAACCATAGTCATCGCATATTAATACACCGCCTTTAATAATTTTGGGCCAAAAGTATTTAACTGCGTCTCTTGTCGGTTCGTATAAATCAACATCTATGTGAACAAAAGAGTATGTAGATTCATCTATGTCAGAAAATACTTCTGGTATCCATCCCTTTTTTAAAACCACATTATCGTATCTTGACAAGTTGTTTTTTGCCCAAGCCATTTCAGATTTTAGCTTTATTGTTTTAAAATAGTCTGTATCAAATTCTCCTGGCTCCGAGACTCCTTCCCAAGAATCTATTCCAATAAACTTTTTGTCACAAAACTCTGCTGTAAAAAACATTGTCATTCCAGCATAAACACCGCATTCAGCAAAATCAAGATAAGGGTTTATGATAGACTGTTGCTTTGCAAGTTGTCTAAGAATATAAATTCTTCCATACAAGGCGTTATCCATTTCATTGTTTATATTACATATTAAATTAAAATCATTATGAAGTTTTACAAAATTAGAATCTTCTGTCCATCTGCTTAAATACGAGTCCATTTTACCCCTTAAACAAAAAACCCTAAAGGAGGCGGATCCTTTAGGGTATTTGTTGCGTTATATCCGCATAGTGTAATTTATATTACACAACTATATTGTATTGCATGATTTTTTAGAAAGCAATACTATTTTACAAGTTCTTTTTCAGCAAGTACGTCGTAAACAGCACTCAATGCGTGATGGATAGATGGAGTGCTTTGCTCCATGAAATTATTTACTTCAGTTTCTTCCATACCGCTTGCTAGAGCCATGCTCTTATTGATTTCACTAAAAACCTCAACCATGAGGTCTATTACTTCTTCTCTATTCATCTTTCTCCTCAGAAATAAATGCAGGGGCAGGTCCCAGCAAAAATCCTTCTTTATGATATTCTACCATTTTTTCTATTTCTTTAACATCCCCTAGCTGCTTAGCAATTAGGCATAATACGTCATATACTCTATGAAGCATTATATAATTTACCATAGGCAAATTATCCTCTAAATTGCTAGAATTGCTTTCAGGCATTTTTTGCCTTCATGTCTTCTAAGACCTCATCAATTGTATTTAAACCTTTAACTTTAGCAAGCTCTAAATATGATTGAATTGTTGTTAGTGCCTTTTCAGCAAGGAATGCTCTTGGTATATGTGCACAAGGTATGCTTGAGGACATGTCTAAAACTAGATCTTTATCAAATTTGCTTTCCATGGACATTTTCTATTTCTTTCATCATTTTGCTATAGAGGGATAATCCTATATGCATTTTGTATTCACAAGAAATACAATAAATAAAAATTTTATCTTCGTTGTCAATATTAGAAAAGAGAAGGCCTTGATCTAATGGGCAAGCCATTTCTGGAACAAGACCTTCTCTCGAAAGAGTTAAATATTGAGATACTAATTGTATCTTAATGATAACTCCTTTCTAACTTTTAGATGGAAATTTGCTTAGCCACTCTTTTGTTCTAGGTGTTAAGCCTTTCCATGACGACCAATCTTGACCGCCATTGGTCATATAATACGTTATCTCTGCGTTAATTGCTGGATCAAATAACGAGTAGTTACTATCCAGTTTGAATTTTTCTTTTCTATCATCACCCAAGTTTCCTAGCATGTTGATCTGAAAAATTCCGTAGGAGCTGTCTCCAGTGTTCCTGTTGCCGTTATAAGCCATTGGGCGTCCATTAGACTCCTTTTTAGCTACAGCCCACGCCATTTTAAGGGCGCTACCCTCAAAGCCTACAGCTTTGAGAAGTTCAACCAATTCTTTGTCTGTTAAAGACTCTGATGGTTTCCACACAGTATTGCTGAATTTCTCCAGCTTTTCCTTGTTAAGTTGTGCTTCGGTTTTTACATCTGGCTTTACAACCAGAGCAGAAGCTGTTTGAATCATTTCTGGTTGACCAGTAAATAAAAACAATACAGCTACTGATATTGCAACATAGTGATGTAAAACATCGCTAAGTTTTTCTTTTATATTCTCCATAGGCATTTCCTCCAATAGAGATAACGAACTATAAGAATACCATTAAGAACTCTAATATGTCAACTTGTATTTATCATTATATGTGTTTTAGTTAACTAATAATAATAGGTTAATTGTTCATTTTTATTAATCACCCTTCACTTTCTTAAAAAAGTTTGGTAGAATAAGACTCTACTTAAATTAAATTAAACCGCCAGGCGGAGAAACAGGTTACATAAATGTCTAATACTATTGAAAACCCGTACGAAAATTTTATTGCGTTATCTCGTTACGCTAGATGGATTCCAGAAGAGAATCGTCGTGAAACGTGGGGTGAAACAGTAGATCGTTATTTTGATTTTATGTTAAACCACCTAAAAGAAAACTATAATTATATTCCAGATGAGAAGCTTGTAGCGGAATTAAAAGACGGTGTATTTAAAAGAAATGTCATGCCCTCAATGCGCTCCGTGATGACATCTGGAGCAGCTTTAGAAAGAGATAATGTAGCTGGATATAATTGTTCATTTGTTCCAGTGGATAGCCCAAGATCATTTGATGAAACAATGTATATTTTGATGTGTGGAACAGGTGTTGGGTTTTCTGTTGAATACAAGTATGTTAACAAGCTTCCTTCCGTCCCAGAATCATTTGAAAAGTCTACTACCGTTATAATCGTAGAAGATTCAAAACAAGGTTGGGCAAAAGCATACAGAGAGCTTCTTGCTTTACTTTGGTCGGGCCAAATCCCAGCAATTGATGTTTCAAAAGTTAGACCAGCAGGAGCAAGACTTAAAACTATGGGCGGTAGGTCTTCAGGTCCACAACCATTAGTTAATCTGTTTGATTTCACAATTGCAAAGTTTAAGAATGCTGCAGGCCGTCAGCTAAAGCCAATTGAGGCACACGACATTATGTGTAAAATTGGAGAAGTTGTTGTAGTTGGAGGAGTCCGTAGATCTGCAATGATTTCTCTTTCAAACATTAATGATATAGAAATGGCAGCAGCAAAATCTGGTAATTGGTGGGAAAACAATACTCAACGTTCACTTTCAAATAACTCTGTAGCTTATTCTCGCAAGCCAGAGATGGAACAATTTATTGCAGAATGGAAGAATCTATATGACTCAAAATCAGGTGAACGTGGTATATACAATGTTGCAGCAGCACAAGCACAAGCAGCAAAGTATGGAAGAAGAGATCCAGAAATTCATTATGGGACGAACCCTTGTTCAGAAATTATTCTTAGACCCTATCAGTTTTGCAATCTTTCAGAAGTCGTACTTCGTGAAAAGGATACGGTTGAAGATGTATCAAATAAAGTACGCCTTGCTACAATTCTTGGAACTTGGCAGTCAACGCTAACAGACTTTAAGTATCTTCGTAAGATTTGGAAAGACAACACAGAAGAAGAGCGCTTGCTTGGAGTTTCTCTAACAGGACAATTTGGGCACAAGTTCTTTTCAGGTAAACAAGGCCTTGATAAGTTGGAAAAAACACTTGAAGGCCTTCGTGAATATGCAAGAGCAACTAATTTAGAAGAGGCAGCAAAGATTGGGATTCCCGAGTCTGCAGCTATTACATGTGTAAAGCCTTCTGGTACAGTTTCTCAACTAGTTGGAGTGTCTTCAGGAATGCACCCATGGCATTCTCCATACTATATCCGTACAGTTCGTGGCTCAAAGGGAGATCCAATTTCTTTGTTTTTAAAGGAAGTTGGAATTCCAGTAGAAGACGATGTTATGAAACCAAATGAAACTTATGTGTTTTCATTTCCAGTAAAAGCTCCAGATGGCGCTATTGTAAGAAGTGATCTAACAGCTTTGGATCACCTAAACACTTGGCTTGTTTATCAACGTGCTTGGTGCGAACATAAGCCTTCCATTACCGTTTCAGTAAAAGAAGAGGAATGGATGGAAGTTGGAGCCTGGGTATATAAGAACTTTGATGAGGTTTCAGGAATTTCATTTCTTCCTCATTCAGATCACACATACAAGCAAGCTCCATACCAAGAAGTAACAAAAGAAGAGTATGAGGCTCTTGTTGCAAAAATGCCAAAGTCTATTCGTTGGGAAGATTTATCTTTTTATGAAACAGAAGATGGAACTTCTGTAAACGCTACTCTAGCCTGCAGTTCTGATGGTAACTGCGAATTGGTAGATATTAGCGCATAGTGGTACAATTATAGAATTGGGCTAAGGCTCAAAATTCCTAGGCTACCCGCCTAGAAATAAGGAGGATCAAAAATGGCAAAAGCTAAAGAAGATCTAAATGGAGATGGAAAGGTTACAATGCAAGAGAAAATTCTAGCAGCACTGGCAAGTTATGGACGTCATTTTCTAGGAGCAGCAATTGCTCTGTATATGACTGGCAACACTAGTCCAAGAGACCTAATGTTGGGCGGATTTGCTGCCACAGCACCCGTAATTTTGAAGGCACTTAATCCAAACGAGCCATCGTTCGGATTCACTAAAAACTAAAAATAGTCAATTAGAAATACTCCTGTGCTAAAATTAGTACAGGAGTATTCCTATTTAGGAGACTATGGCAAATGGCAGGACAAAAGAATTTCGAAGTAGATCAAAATGCAACATTTAGCTTTGTAGTAGAATATAAAGACCAAAATGATAATGCTATTGATTTAACTGGCGCATCTGCAAAAATGCAGGTTCGTGATGTAAAGGGTGGAACAAAGTTAGCAGTAACTTTAACATCTCCAAGCGGCGGTATAGTAATAAATGGTCCTCTTGGTAAATTAACTGTAACACTTACACCAACTCAAACAAATAAAATCTTTTATCCAAAATCATCTTATGATGTTATGGTTATAGATTCTAATGGTAATAAGATAAAGCTCCTTGAAGGGTTTATGACCCTAAATAGATCGGTAACTATTTAATGACTGAATCTGTAGTTGTTCGAGAGCAAATAAACAAAGTAGTAATTTCTTCACCTGGACCACAAGGTCCAAGAGGAAGAACCATTTTAAATGGCACTGGAGACCCAGCAGCAAATCTAGGTCTAGTTGGAGATTTTTACTTTGACATGTTGTCCGCTGCATTTCACGGACCAAAACTTTCTGACGTAACTTGGTCGGGAGCAAGCAAAATATTCTTAACAAATAATACATTAGCTTATTCATGGGAGCTAGCTCAAGTAACTGGCCCTTCAATGGGAGTGTATTCTCTTGTTATTACTCATGGACTAGGATATCAACCAAACGTAACGGTTAAATCCAGTGCTGGAGATATTTTGGAAACTGGAATAGACTACAATAGTACTAATCAAATAACACTGACTATGGCTCAACCATTTTCAGGGACAGCATACCTGTCATAAGGAGATAGCAAATGGCAAGAAAATTTTTAGTTAGCGTTGATCTCAACAAGAATGAGTTGCTCAATGCTAGAATCCAAAACTTAGGCTCAGCGCCTTCAAACCCAGTAGTTGGACAGATTTACTACGATACATCAAATAGCACAATGTATTACTACAATGGACTATCAGCACCCAACGGTCCATGGATGCCAATGTCTGGCTCTACAGAGGTTATACAAGATGTAATTGGTTCTTCTATTGCTGGCGGAGTTGGTTTAACAGCAACATATGTTGATTCATCTGGAACAACAACAATTGATTTAGATAATACATCTGTAACTGCTGGTTCATATGGATCAACAACAGCAATTCCTACATTTACAGTTGACGCACAAGGTCGTTTAACTGCAGCAGGAACAGTAGACGTAGCAACTAACCTTTCAGTTGCTGGAGATACTGGAACAGACACGGTTGACCTTCTTACAGACACACTTACAGTTGCTGGCGGAGAAGGTATTGATGTATCGGTAACAGATAACACAATTACAGTTTCTGCAGAAGACGCAACATATACCAATAAAGGTGTAGCATCATTTAGCTCAACAGATTTTACAGTAACAGCAGGAGCTGTATCTCTTAATAAAGACCCAGTAATTACACTCTCAGGAGATGTAACTGGTTCTGCAACAATGACCAATCTGGGCGATGTTACAATATCAACCACTATTGAGCCAAACTCTGTAGCTCTTGGAACAGATACCACTGGAAGCTATGTTGCAACAATTTCTGGAACAGCTGGCGAAATTACAGTATCAGGATCTGGATCAGAGTCTGCAGCAGTAACAATCGGTTTGCCAGATGATGTAACAGTTGCTGGAAACCTTACAGTTAACGGAAACCTTGATGTACAAGGATCAATTAACTCTATAAGCACAACAGAAGTTAATATTGTTGATAATAAAGTTGTACTTAATACAAATGTTACTGGAGCTCCATCAGCAGATGCTGGACTAAAAGTAAATCGTGGAACCTCAGCAGATGTAGAGATTCTATGGAATGAAACAGCAGATCAATGGACATTAACAAATGACGGCACAAATTATCATGAGATAACAAGAAAGTATAAGACTACTCTTAATACTTCAGCAACATCTTATACAGTAGACCATAATTTAGGCACAAAAGATGTAGTAGTTTCTATTTATGAAGTAGCTTCACCATTTGCAGAAATTCTTACAGATGTTGAACATACTTCAGATACATCTGTTACACTTAAATTTGCAGTTGCACCAGCATCTGGAGAATATAGAGTAGTTGTAATAGGATAAGGATCTTAAATGGCTAAAAAGTTTAAGTCTCTACTCAATCTTCTTACACTTCCAGAAGACCCACTTGTGGGCTTAACTGGAGATGTGTACTTTAATGTAACTAGTAAAAACATTAAAATATACAACGGTGCAATTTGGGTTGACTTGACTCCAGCTTCTAAAGATCCCGCTCCATTTTATATGCATACTCATGCTTATGATGGAAGTGTTCACACTGTTAACTTAAACGAGACTGTGTACTTTGATAATTTAAATCAAAACTCTGGCGTTGAAGAAACAATTCCTGTTATAATTGGTCTAGACGGTGGTACTCCAACATCATCGTATGCAAACGCAAACTATACGCAATTAACATTGTTGGATGGAGGCCAAATTGGCGACTAATTACCCTACATCGAAAGACAATCTTACCAATCCTGCCGCAACTGAATCAATGGAAGGCCATGCAGCACTGCATGGTACTGTAAATGATGCAATTGAAGCAATTGAAAACAAGCTTGGTGTAAATGGATCTACAGATGTAAACTCAATAGACTACAAGGTTTCTCAGCTAGAAGCTAACTTGGCTACCCTTGATGCAGAAAACGCTTCAGAACTTTTGGGGCTAGATGGAAACAACGATCTAACAATAGACGGAATAGAAAACAAAACAGCTATAGATTCATTCTCAAAGACAGTATACAAGACAGCTAAGTATTCATTGCAGATCCATAAATCTGCTGGAAACCTAACATCTACATCAAATATACTTTTGTTGAATGATGGAACTGATGTTTACATTTCAGAATCAGATATGGTTTCAAATACAGATCAAACACTTGCTAACGTTACTTTTGAAGAAAATAACGGTATAATAAGTCTGTGTGTAACTCCTGTTTCAGGATCAGTAAAAGTAAGATATTTTAGAACAGCATTAAAAGCATAAAAAAGCAGTAAAAGGGAGTCATATAAATGGCAACAGTAAATAAAAACTTTAGAATTAAAAATGGGCTTATCGTTGAAGGTGGCACCGCTACCGTTGGCGGTTTTGGTGTATTAACAAAAGCCCAAGCAGACCAAGACTACATTGTAAGTCTTATTGGTGGTACAGCGACTTCAGCTAACGAAGCTAACAAGGTTGTAAAGCGTGATGCCAATGGAAACTTTGCTGCAGGAACAATTACCGCAACATTTGTTGGTAACGTAACAGGTACTGTTTCAAGCCTTTCAAATCATGACACAGACGACCTTGCAGAAGGTTCAAACCTTTACTTTACAAATGCTCGTGCACTTTCAGCAACATCAGCAGCATACGATGCAGCAGGATCAGCAGCAGGAGCTCAAGCAGCAGCAATCTCTGCAGCAGCATCAGACGCTACATCTAAGGTAGCAGCAGAAGCAGCACTTAGAGTTTCAGGAGACGCAGCTTCAGTAGCAACAGCAGCATCAGACGCAACATCTAAGGCTAACGCAGCTCAAGCAGCAGCAGAAGCAACTGCAGCAGCAGACGCAACATCTAAGGCCAACGCAGCTCAAGCAGCAGCTATCTCAGCAGCAGCAACAGACGCAACAGGTAAGGCTAACGCAGCTCAAGCAGCAGCAGAAGCAACTGCAGCAGCAGCTAACACAGCACAGCAAAATGGAACTACAGCATTCACAGCAATTAATTACAATGATGTTGCTAAGCAAGTTGCAGCAACAACTGGAAATATTGCAGTGGCAGCAGAAACAACAGCTATCGCATGGACAGCAGTAGACTACAGAAGCGCTAAGCTTGTAGTCAAGGTAAAGAACGGTGTACATACACAGGTTTCAGACCTAGTAATAACACTTGATACTGCAAACAACGTAGCAGTTTCTGAATATGGAATTACATATTCAAACGGAACAGAATTGGCTGCAGTAACAGCAGATTATTCTGGAACAGATGTAAGAGTTAGAGTAACACCAGCAAATGCCAACACAGAAGTTGTCGTTGTTGGAACACTAATTAAATAATTAAATAAAGGTTTTGGGGGATTCCTTAAAAATCCCCCACCAAAACACTTAGGGGATATGTGAACTTAAATGGCAACAGATAATAAGAATTTTAAAGTAAAAAATGGACTCAATGTAGCAGGTACTGCCACATTTGGGTCTAACGTCGTTTTAGGAACAACACCCCTTCGATTTGATACAGCAACAAATAAGCTACAAATTCAGCTAAATGGAGCATGGGTTCCAATAGCTTTTAATTCAGAAATTCCAGATCCAGCAGCTCAGGTTGGATTTATGGATATTGGATTAGCAATAGATTATAATGGCCAGCCAATATATACACTTCAAGCAAATGGAGTAAATCCTGGCCCAACTAGCAAGTTTGTAGATGGTGGATCTCCATATTCTACAGATTCAGATGTTTCAATGGTTTTTGACTCAGGTGTCATATCTTAAATCATTAAGTGATACAATAAGCAGTATAAATAAAATATATAAGGGGTACTAAAATGGCAACAGTAAGATTACAATTAAGAAGAGGCTTAGCAGACGATTGGTTTGATGCAAACCCAACATTGGCAGCTGGAGAAATTGGTATTGAAACAGATACTAACACCTTTAAATTTGGTGACGGTAATACTCCATGGAACAGCCTTGAATATGCCCTTTCAGGAACTGTAGACGATTATATTCTACTAACCACAAAGGGAGCTGCAAACGGAGTCGCATCTCTTGACTCTTCTGGATTTATCCCAGCATCTCAGCTACCTCCCCTAGCAAAGGTAACAGTTAGTGCAGTTGCTAATCAAGCAGCAAGACTTGCCCTTACAGCAGAAGCTGGAGATATTGCCATTCAGGCAGACAACGGAACAACATATGTACTATCTTCTTCACCAGCAAGCACTAATGGAAACTGGAGAGAAATTTCTGCAACAGCCGCAATTTCAGCTGCAGTAGCAGCTCACGAAGCAGATACAACATCTGTTCACGGTATCGCAGATACAAGCCTTCTTGTAACAACCAATGGAACTCAAACACTTACAAATAAAACAATTACATCTCCTTCTGGCCTAGTTAAGTCAGATGTAGGTCTTGCAAATGTTGATAATACTTCAGATGAAAATAAGCCAGTCTCTCTTGCAGCACTTGCAGCACTTGGCTTGAAAGCACCACTAGAGTCACCAGCTCTTACTGGAACTGCAACAGCAAACAACCTTACAATTTCTGGAAACTTGACCGTAAATGGAACAACATCTACAATTAACTCAACAACACTTACAGTTCAAGATAAAGACATAGTTCTTGGACAAACATCATCTCCAACAGATGCTGGAGCTAACGGCGGCGGTATAGTTCTAAAAGGAACAACAGATAAATCAATTACATACAGCGTTGCTAAAGATGCTTGGGAGTCATCAGAAAATATTAATATTCCTGGAGACAAATCAATTAAGATAAACAACATTGATGTCTTAACAATAAGCACAGTTTTAGGAAAGTCTCTTCCAGGAGTAGTTGTTGGAACAACTGAAACACAAACTCTAACTAACAAAACAATTAATAGTCCAGTAATCGATGCACCAGCATTTTCTGGAACATTCTCTCTTCCAATAACTACAAGTATTGGAAATGTTTCTGCAGATGAAATGCAAATGATAAACGGAGTTACATCAAACGTACAGACTCAGATCGATGCTAAGGCGCCATCTGCTTCTCCTACATTCACAGGAACAGTAGTTCTTCCTTCAACTACAAGTATTGGAAACCTATCATCCGAAGAGCTAGAGCTTCTAAACGGAGTTACAGCAAACGTACAGACTCAGATCGATGCTAAGGCGCCATCTGCTTCTCCTACATTCACAGGAACAGTAGTTCTTCCTTCAACTACAACTATCGGAAATATTTCTTCCCAAGAGCTAGATCTTCTAAACGGAGTTACAGCAAACGTACAGACTCAGATCGATGCTAAGGCACCATCTGAATCTCCTACATTCACAGGAACAGTAACATTGCCAAGCACAACATCAATCGGAAACCTTACTTCAACAGAGTTAGGATACCTTGATGGAATTACATCTTCTGTACAAACACAGATTGGCGCAGCAGCAACAGCACTTTCAAATCACGAAGCAGATACAACAAATATTCACGGTATTGCAGACACTTCACTGCTAGCAACTACAACAAATGTTGCAACAGCTAAATCGGAAGCAATTTCAGAAGCTGGAACAGCAGCAGACACAAAGGTGTCAACTGCAGTAGCAGCACTTACAAAGTCTTCAGTAGGCCTTGCAAATGTTGACAACACATCAGATGCAAATAAGCCAGTTTCAACTGCTACTCAGACAGAGCTTGATTTAAAGGCTCCAAAAGCTTCACCAACATTTACTGGCACAGTAGTTCTTCCAGCAGTAACAGCAGGTGGAAGTATAGTTCCTACAACAGATAATACATTTGACTTAGGTTCTCCTACAAACATGTGGAAAGATATCTACGTAGGTCCAGGATCTCTATATGTTAACGGACAAAAGGTTCTTCAGGATGAATCTGGAGCAATTGTTGTTTCTGCTGACATTAATGAAAATCTAGGACTAAGAACAAGCGGCAGCGGTAACATAGAGTTTGATCCAACAGGAGCTGGCTCTATCAATATCAAGGGCCCAGTTGTTGTTGAAGCGGGAGCAAATTTCTCAAGCTCAGACGGCAATGGAATTGGATTTAGCAACGGACTTAAGTCTGACACTCTAACAAGCAGAAGTACAAACACAGACCTTTCTTTGTCAGGAAATGGCACAGGAAAAGTTTACTTAAATGATAATGCAGAAGTAAATGGAAACCTTGTTGTAGGCGGAAACTTGACAGTAAGCGGAACAACAACAACTGTTAACAGCGAAACAATTAGCTTAGCTGATAACATTATTGATCTAAACAGCAATTATACTACTGGTACTCCTACAGAAAATGCAGGAATCAGAGTAATTCGTGGAGACTCTAATGCAGTGCAGGTGCGTTGGAACGAAGCCACCGATAAGTGGGAGTTTACAACTAACGGATCAGATTATTATGTAATAGCCCCAACTGACTCACCAACATTTACTGGTACAGTAAACGGAATTACAAAGTCTATGGTAGGCCTTGCAAATGTTGATAATACATCAGATGCAAGCAAGCCAGTCTCAACAGCACAGCAAACAGCACTTGATTTGAAGCTAGCTTCTGCTACAGCTGCATCAACTTATGCTCCAATAGCTAGCCCAACATTTACTGGTACAGTAACAGTTGCAGCAGCAGGAGTAGCATTTACAGATGGAGCACAGACAAAACAAGGAGTTCCTTCTCTAACAGTAATTGGAACTGAAATTTCAGCAGATTATAACCTTTCAACAGGTGGACTTGCTCTAAGAGATCAGTTAATTCCAGTAGCAGGAACACGGGCAATTACAGTTCCAACAAATGCAACAACAGCATACCCAGTTGGAACTTCAATAAGCTTTTACCAAGCATCTGGAACTGGAGCTAACTTTGTAGCAGCAGATGGTACAGTTACAATTTTACGCACACCAGGATTAAAGCTAAGAACAACACACTCATCAGCAACACTTACCAAGGTAGCAACAAATACTTGGTTGCTAGCTGGAGACTTAACAGCATAATAAATATAATGGATAGGGGTTAATAAATGGCAAATAAAAGAATAGGTACGAGGTCATCAGCACAAGATAATTTCTTGGAGCCAAATAAGCCAATAATTGACAGCGTCACAGACGTTGGAACAGATAGGCCTTATAATAATGGTGCCGTAACAGTAGCATTTTCTTTGCCAGCAGGCTCCCCTCCAGCAACATCTTATAATATAACAGCAAGTACTGGACAAACAGGAACAGGATCGTCCTCTCCAATTGTTATAACAGGATTTGCATCTGGTGCAACTCCAACATTTACAATGACAGCCTCAAACGCTGCAGGAACTTCCCTTGTTTCAGATGCTAAAGGCCCAGTTACAGTCACAACAGTCCCACAGCAACCTCAATCTGCTTCAGCAACAGCTGGTGTAAATCAAAATACAATTAACTGGCAACTAGGAGCAAACGGAGGCAAGCCGTTAACACGGCACAATGTTACTGGATCCGATGGATCAGCTTCTGGAAACTTAGCTGGAAGTGCAACATCAGCAGTAATAGCTGATACAGCAAATACTTCACAGACATACTCTGTTATAGCAAGAAACGACAACGGTCCGTCTTTGGCTTCAAATAGCACTGGAAGCGTTATGACTCTACCACCGTTCTTCCCATTCTTCCCACCATTCTTCCCACCGTTCTTCCCGTTCTTCCCACCGTTCTTCCCGTTCTTCCCACCATTCTTCCCACCGTTCTTCCCACCGTTCTTCCCACCGTTCTTCCCGTTCTTCCCACCGTTCTTCCCGTTCTTCCCACCATTCTTCCCACCGTTCTTCCCAGGATTTGGACCATACTTCCCAGGATTTAAAGCACCGTTCTTCCCAGGATTCGGACCATACTTCCCAGGATTCGGACCGTTCTTCCCAGGATTCGGACCATCATTTGGACCATCCTTCCCATCATTCGGTGGCTGGGGACCTTACTAATCAGTTATAAATTAATGATTATAAATACTTTTCTTTTCTAGAAAAGTATGATAAGATTGCATAGTCGAAAAGAGAAAAAATGGAATGGTACGACCTGCCAAGAATTGAAAAAACAAATTCAAGACTTGATTCAATAGTTATTAATGAAAATATTGAAGTACAGAATATTGATTATGGAATTAATCTATATCGAAACGCTATAAGCCAAGAAGACTGCAAAAAAATAATTGACCTTTTAGAAAAAGAAATATCCCTGGGCAAAAGAGGCATTGCTTGGCATGGTGCAACAGTTAACGGAGAAAAAAGAACTTCTCATGCTAGAAACTGCTATGACTTAAAATTTAAAAGAGATCATGTTGGAAAATATATAGGCGAAAGCGAAGCCTTAAAAGAATGTTATGATTTAGTTGATGTTGGACTAAACAAGTCGTTAAGGCATTACGAATCTATTTGGAATTTTAATATTAACTACAAAGAAGCATTCAACTTTGTTAAATATTTGCCAGGAGAGTTTTTTAAGATCCACGCCGATCACGGCCCATACTACACATGCACTGTATCTGCAGTTGTTTATCTTAACGACGATTATGAGGGCGGCGAGATTGAGTTCCCAAGACATAACTTTAAGCTAAAGCCAAAAGCTGGAGACATAATCCTATTCCCATCGAACTTTGTTTATGAACATGCATCATTAGATATTACATCTGGGCAAAAGTATTCTGTTGTGGTTATGATGGATTATAATGATCTTTATCACAAAGATGAGGAAGGCCAAAAGTATTAAAATACTATTTCAATCTTTTAGGCCATGGCTAAATAGGTTCAGTCCATCTTTACCAAAACCAACACAAAATTCAATTCCAGACTGGTATAAGGAAGCAGATAGATTTGCAAAAATGCCAAATGGAGAATATTATAAGGCAACAAAAGAGATTTGTCCAGTTCCAAGAGAAGGAACAACAAATGATTATGGTAAAATTCCAACATGGAAAGCTTGTCCAGCTATACTAGATGCTTTTATGACAGGATATGTATTGAGCACACCATGTGATTTAGAATTTAAAAAAGATAAAAATGGAAAGATTACAGTTGATATAAAAGACAAAAAGCATACTGGATTTGTTACAGCAAGGACTCCAATGGATCAGTTTCCATCTCCAATTGGATACTATGAGGAGCATTTTGCCTGGTATCCAGAATGGGGAATTCAGGTTCCAGAAGGATACAGCGCATTGTTTATGACACCGATGAACAGATTTGATCTTCCATTTTTAAACACCAGTGGTGTTGTTGATAATGACAAGGTTCACCTTTTGGGAACATTCCCATTTTTTATTGCAAAAGATTGGGAGGGCACAGTTCCAAAAGGAACTCCTTTCCTTCAAGTTCTTCCCTTTAAAAGAGAAGACTGGGAACATAATGTTGAATACTTAAGTATAAAAGAGATGCAAGAAAGATTAATTGAAAATGCAAAATTTTACCGTCAGCCTGATGGTGGAGTTTATAAATCAAAAGTTTGGATAAAGAGGGATTACAAATGACAACAGAATCTAAAAGCACAGCTCCAACATGGAGTAGCAAAGAGGTCTTAGCGCCTGGTATTATTGTTTACAGAGATGTAATTAAAAAAGATCTTGATGTAATCAATAGACTTGAGAGCAACCTAGGATCAGTAGCTGAATATGGATCATTGTCTCCTGAAGGCAAAAGATATCACTGGATGCCAGCATATGTTGGATACCAGCAACTAATACCAAACTATAGAGATTGTGTAGATTTTAAATTTAAAAAAACAGATATTAGCAAAGATACAAGTGAAGAGTCTTTAAGGTTACAAGCACTATGGCAAGACGTTTATGATGCACAGTATCCAGCAGTTGTTGATTACTGCAAAGAACATAACTTGATGGAACTAAAGTATTGGGAAGCATTTAATTTTATCAAGTATGGAGAAAATCAACATTTTATGGAGCATCAGGATCACGGGTACTCATACAATTGCGTGGTCTCCCTTGTAGCATATATTAACGATGATTATGATAACGGAGAGCTTTATTTTAGACTTCAGGATTTAAACATTAAGCCAAAAGCTGGAGACCTATATGTTTTCCCATCTAACTTTATGTACGCTCATCAGGCTAAACCAGTTACAAATGGAATAAAATATTCTATTGTCACAATGCTTGACTATAGCAAAAAGTTTCATACTCCAGACATGTACGATCCAAAGTGGGATAACGAAGTAAATGAAAATAACAGTCTATAAAAATAGCGTAACCCCTTCAAAAATTGAACAAACTAAAGTTAAAAGAGACTGGATGGATGAAACAGTAAATGCTCATGCATATAAATGTTTCCCAGTATCTTTAGCAAATACAATTGGTTGGTCTATTTCCTTTGATCACGACATAGAGTTTATTTGGGACGGTATATCTGATACTACTCCAGATCATGTAACTATATTAAAAGATGAAGGAAACGTATGCACCACCCAAAGAGCGAATGCTACTGTTAGCTTTTACTCTGGATTTTTCTTTGAGTCAGACGAAAACATGTCTATGCTTCAAATAGTTCCACCAAATTTCTTTGTAGATGGAGCTACGCCATTTACAACAATTATATCCACTTCTGTTTTAAAGGAAGCTATCCCAATTGCATGGAAAATAACAAGACCAAATACAGTAATAAAGATACCAGCAGGAATGCCAGTAGCAACATTTATTCCAATATCTTTAAAGCAGTATCAGGACATAGACCTAGAAATTAAAGACAAAGTGTTTGTAGATGATCAAAAAATGAAGGCGGAAAGACTAAAGGTTTGGGAAGAGATTTCTAAAAGAGGCGAGTTTACTAATTTCTATAGAGATGCTGTAGAATATGATGGTACAAGCCTAGGAAAGCATGAGTTGAAGTCTTTAAAGTTAAAGATTACAGACCTTACTTCCAAAAACAAGAAATGATATAATGAATATATGAATCAAACAAATCAGGACGCTACAGTAGTCTACAAAACTCCATCCCTTACGCCATCTGGCTTTTTTGGTACAAGCAAAGATATGATTGTCGAGCTTGAAAACTTTATGACTCAAGAAGAAATAGAATTCCTTGAAGCAGCTGCTAGAAAAATTACTATATGGGATATAACAGAAAGCCATGTTAATGAAAATGGTACAACCGTATACGATGCTAACTATTGGAAAGATAGAGTTTGCACTAGCCCATCTTTAGATAAAAATGACCCAGAAATTAGACCAGTGCTCCAGGGTTTATTTGAAAGACTAAAGCCAATCGTTGAAGATTTTTATAAGGTTAAGGTAACCCCTACGGGAACGACAATTGTAAGATGGCTACCTGGACAGTTTCAAAAACCTCACGCAGACAAAGAACTTCATGAGCTTCCAGATATTGGGATGCCAAATGATTTTCCTTATTATGATTTGTCAAGCTTATTTTATTTAAACGATGACTATGAAGGCGGAGAGCTTTACTTTCCACTACAAAATGTTCAGTTTAAACCCAAGAAAGGCGCAGCATATTTTTTCCCAGGAGATATGAACTATATCCACGGGGTAACAGAAATTAAGGGTGCCATTAGATACACATGTCCTTTCTTTTGGGAAATACTAGAGCATACTGGAGAAAATCAGCCAGATCCAAATAAAAAATATTATAGAACACTTATGGATGAGGATATAAATAAATGAGTACTTCAGAAAGATTAACGTCAGACATATTAGTATTTAAAAACTTTTTAACAAAAGAAGAATCTTCTGCAATCATAAAAGTTTTAGAAGAACAGGTATTAAATGAAAAGCTATCCTGGACTCCAATTACATTTTATGAATCATATTCTTCAGTGCTTCCACAAGATGGGGACGAAGAGCTAGAAAAATTTGGATTGCCATCAGATTTTTTTTCAACACTTCAAAATAAAATTATTGATGCAGTAGCAGAGGTTCATGGACACTCTTCTTCAGATATCCATAAGATTGGATTTCATGCTCAAAAATGGGAGCCAGGCGCATTTGCAAAAGAGCACTCTGACAATACAGATTTGCAAGGAAATACTGGTCCGTTTGAAAGAAGTAGATACGCAGCGTTCTTGTATTTAAATGATGAGTTTGAAGGCGGACAATTAATATTTAACAAGCAAAATCACACACTTGTTCCAGAAACTGGTTGCCTAGCAGCCTTTGCTGGCGGATTTGATAATACGCATGAGGTTACAATGATTACTTCTGGTATTAGATATACTTTGGGATCCTTTTGGGATAATAGGTCACCAGAGTCATACCCTCAAGAAACGATAGATGCCTGGGATGCAGAAATGAAAAAAATTAGAGAAGAGCAAGAGGTTATAAAGTCAGAATGGCAGGATGCATTAAAAGAAGGTTATAAGATAGATCTAGATGGCAATAAATATAAAATAGAGGAGAACGACTAATGAAGCTAGAAGAAAAATTACATGAAAATGTTTACATGTACTCAGATGTAATCGAGAACCCCCAAGCAATTATTGATTTAATTAATAAGCTAGATTCTGATGAAAGAGTTCATAAGGTTATCCCAAGCTGGAAAAACTGGAATTCAAGTAGCAGAGACGGAAACATATTTGGAAAGAAAAAAGACTTTAATCTTTCTGAGGTAGAGAATTTAGATGAAGACATAAGAAAAGATGTAGACTTTATTATATCAACAATTAGAAATGCTATTAAAAATATATCAGAATCTTTTATTGTTGATAGAGGTCTTAAGGGAGTACCAAACGTATCACCATTTGTCGGTATCCAAAAATATATTGAAGGTTGTGCAATGGGCGCACACTTTGATAGACAGGCTGGAGACAACAGCTTGGAATGGTCAATTATTATTTATTGGAATGATAACTACGAAGGCGGAGAGATATCATTTGTTATCAGACCAGAAGATCTGAGATTAGAAATGAATGGTCATCTTAGACCACCAGATGATGCGCTAGATCCAAGAACAAAAGACATGGTTACATTTACTGCAAAGCCAAAGGCTGGAAGCGCATTGATATTCCCGTCTACAGATCCATACAAGCATCAAGTTCATATAATGAAATCAGGAGAGAAGTTTATTACTCCTGGATTTATATTTGTTGACGGTTATGTTGTTGGAGGTCCAGGCGGACCATCAGAAGAATACATTAGAGCCTATCACGAACAAAACCAGGAATGATTTAATCCTTGTCAGACTATAAAATTGTAAGGTTATCTGATCAAGTTTATGAAATACAAAATTTTATAACACAAGATGAGCTTGATCAGGTAATGCAGTTTATAGGATTAAGAAACGAATCTGACTGGTACGGAGAAGATGTACAGTATGAATTTTGGGACACCAAGGTTTTAAATAGAAAATTTATTTATCCAGATAGCAAGATTTTAGACTTTCATTCTAGAATCTCTAATTTGTTTTCTGGAAATCATGATGTTACTGGAATAAACTTACAAAGATACAAAATTGATGAATTCCTTGGACTTCACACTGATGATCATGAGGGTCACAGGCTATCTAATCAAAAGGTATTTTACGGTGCTGTTCTTTATTATAATGATAATTATGATGGAGGAGAAGTAGAATATCCTGAGTTAGAAATAGTGCATAAGCCAAAAAGTAGATCATTGCTTATACATGGTGGTAAAGTCTTACACGGAACAAAGCCAGTTAAAAATGATGTAACTAGATACATATCATCAGTATTTATTAAACATCATATTGATGATAGCATATCATTGAATAAAGAAATTTTTGGAGAATATCATGGAGTATAAGGGAAATAGTGGACAAGAAAGATTTGTTATTGAGCTTCTTAAAAATAAAGAAAATGGTTTTTATGTTGAGCTTGGAGCGTTTGACTCTAAAAAAGGAAGCAACACGTATCATCTAGAAACAGATTACAATTGGAAGGGGGTATCCTTTGAGATAGATCCAGAAAGACATGCGGAGTTTGTATCAAACAGAAAGAACCCTTGTATATTAGGAGACGCTACACACTTTAACTATATATCTTACTTTGAAGAAAACAACTTTCCAAAACAAATAGATTATCTTCAAGTTGATATAGATGCTGGTTACACCCCAGAAGGAAATTCTGTTGGGAATCCATATTTAACACTACATGGATTAATAGCAGTGCCTCTTAGCAAATATAGATTTTCAATAATTACCTTTGAGCATGACTCGCAGATTGAGTACAATAATAAGGGAATGAGGGAAGCTCAAAGAGAAATTTTATCATCTCTTGGATACAAGCTTGTAGTTAGAGATTGGCATGAAGATTGGTGGGTAGATCCATATGCTATACCGTATTTGGATTTTAGAGAAAAATTTAAGATGGCGTGGACATAATGAGTGGGCAACTAAAGCAAGAGCATCATGATGTAGTTAAAGAGTATGTTAATTCAGTTAATGAAAAAATAAGCGACGCTTACATGCTTACAATTGCAAGGGATGGGGAAGAGCCAGCGAGATCAATTATATTTTTCCCAAATGCGATTGAGGCAGCAGAAGCATATAACATGTACAATGACTGGGGCTTTGCAAAGCAATACCTTACAGTAAGATTATATGAGCCTACAGGAAAAGTAAATGAAAAGGTGTTTAAGAGAAATCAGGCGGGGGATCCAACATTTCTTAGAACAAACTATATAGATGTCACAGAAACGTTATTGGGTCTAAAGCCTTTAATTTCAGATCAGGCATACGAAAATACCTGTATGGAAATAATGACATCATTTGCCAAAGATAACTGGAGATTTGACCCAGAAAGATTCCTTTTGAATTTGGGTATTGAAAAAAAGCTAGACTGCTAATTTTATGATTATGTAGTATAATATTGAATATGACTCCTTATAAAAGAATCCCCAGAAGACATTTTACAGATCTTCAATTTAACCCATACTTTCAAAGTCATGGGTTTTTGGAAAAGCAGGAGAAAGTAGATAAAAAAAATAAAGAAGACTTGAGATCTGTAATTAAGTTTTTTCAAAGAATCTGGTTTAAAAAATAATGTCGTACTATTTATCAGCTATAAAAGATTTTCCAATTGGAATGTGGAAACTAGATGAGCTATCTGGCTCAGTAGCGTATGATATATCTGGCTGTGGTAATAATGGGTCTTATGTTGGACAAATTATTAAATCTGGAATGCCAATTGTTTCTGGTGGCTTACACTCAACCAAAGTAGATAGCAGCAACTATTTACAATTTACTTTATCAAAAGATTTTTCTGGTACAGATGGTACTGGTGGCTTTGCAACTATCGATACATATGATAACGATTTTAGTTTAGAGGTATGGTTTCACCCCAAAACTTTAACATCCCTAACTCCTATACTTGCAGACTCAAGCGGTATAGGTTTATATTGGGATAAAGGTAATGTGGTATTTAAATTAGAAAATGAAAGAATTGATTATTCAGTTCCAAACCCAGACAGAGTAATACATGCAGTTGGAGTTTACTCAGTCAACTCCATGTTGCTATATGTAGATAGTGTCTTGGTTGCATCTAAAGCAGTAGACTTTAAGTTTACAAATACTAGTGTGACTCTTTATTCTGGACCAGCATCTAACACAGAGCACTTTTTGATAGATTGTCCAGCAGTATACAGATACTCTATTTCACAAAGAGCTATATCCTCACATTACAATAATTTGTTTTTAAACAATGACGAGCAGGTGTCTGTTCCAGATTTGGGAGAACTTTTTAGGGCTGCAGAAAAATATCAAGATATAGAGACAAAATATGTTTATCCAGTTCAGCAGTCCTGGGAAACTTTGATTTATGATAATGAGGCTTTGTCATACAACCCAAGCAATAATAGCATACGTTTAAATTCAGGATTCTCCAATGGAGAGTTTGTAGAAGATCTGGTTTTAAATATTACAAAGCAATACGTATCTTCAAAAATAGAATGGGTGTCATCTAAAGGGGTTTCAGTATATGTCTCAGAAACATCATCACTTGGCCCGTGGAGAATATGTTCAAACGGATCTTCTATTCCAGAATTTACACAAGGTTCTAGCTTTTCTTCACAAAAGATACTTTACTTTAGAGTAGTCTTTGATTCATCAAATCCAGATCTTTACATTCCAGAACTCTACTCCTTAAAGATTTATTTTCATTCTGAAAAGAAAATGTTTGCACATAATGGAGGAAGTACGCTTTCAGTATCTCAACCAACCTCTGGATCAACTTGGGATTTTGATGTTTCTAACAACAGCTACCCAGTTAGAAGTAGAAACTACCATAACGGAATAAGACCAAAATCTTCAGCATTCTTTATAGACTCAGTAAATGATGTTCGGAATATTGAGATGATATTTACTCCAAAAACGCTTTCTAGCGGAAACCTAATATTTAATAAGACTGGCGCAGTAGAGACATCTCTTTCTTGGGCGGCAGGCGGAGGGATATCAAAATCTAACATTAGCAACATATATATAAATGGTCAGGATATATCCTCAGCAACTAACATATCATCCTACTTATATATAGATGAGCCAAATTATATATTGATAAAAACATCTAGCATAATATCTGGCCCTATTTGGTTTAATGGAAAGCAGATTTTAGGAGTAAGATCTAATGTCCTTGATGACAATATGTATCAGAATATTGCCCTATACTCAAATCCAGACATTAGCCATCAAGATCATTATGACCTGTATACAGGCAAATCTGCATCTATTGGCCAAGGTTCGTCAATGGAAGTGACAGAAGAGTCGGTATCTACCTACTCTAGAGACAGAGTTGTGTTGCAGATTATATAATTTTGTCATACTAAGTGACAAAAAGCTGGACTTAAGCACACAAAGATGGTAAAATAATTAACTATGGATATAAAAAGAATTAATGCCCAAATGAAGTCTGGTGAAACCAGGCTAGGAGTCTACGTGTGGGAGATGCCTGACGGAAGATGGGTTGGCGATGAAGACAATAACTTTTTATCTATACAGTCCATGATTGGAAACAAAGAAAGAATTGCTTTGCTTGCAGCAGCCGTAGCACACTATGGAATTGATGTTGGTCAGCCTAAGTTTATTGAGGGAAGCCGACAAATTGATGATGAAGAATTTGAGTATCAAAAGCAAAGATTAAGGTGGGGTCTAACTCCAGATCCACTAGACATCGGTGTTCACAAAGAAGAAATGGCTAAACTTAATGGTGGTAAAAAATGATTGAATACGACGAAGACATAGTTCAGGATAATGTAGAGATATCCAATGTTGCAGATTGGATGAGATTTAATAATCCTACAACACAAAAATCTGACGATCTATTTGATATAGATGCTGAAGAGATATTAAAGCTTTCAGGACTTGGCGCTTCATTTAGAAGAAAAGTGTCTAGAGACCTACAAAAAGCTTTTACTGGTAAAGATGGTGCCGTAAGCCAGCAACTTCAACACCAACAGGCAGTTAGCGGATACGCTACATTTGATCTAATCCAACCAGAATATAACTTAGATTATCTTTCAACAATTTATGAAATTTCGCCTTACAACTATGCAGCAATAAATGCAAAGGTTGCTAACATTGTAGGCCTAGGATTTGACTTTATTGAATCAAAAAAAACTACAGACACCCTTGAAGATATAGAAGATGAAAAGCAGCTAGAAAGAGCACGTAAGAAGTTAAATAGAATTAAGCAAGATCTACATCGTTGGCTAGAAGATTGTAATGAAGATGAAACATTTAAAGAAACGCTTATAAAGTTCTACACCGACATAGAGGCTACTGGTAATGGCTATCTGGAGGTCGGCAGAACAACAACTGGCAAGATAGGGTACATCGGTCATATACCTTCGAAGACAATGCGTGTGAGACGCCTCAGAGACGGTTTTATCCAGCTTCTTTATGGAAAGGCTGTCTTCTTTAGAAACTTTGGAGATACAGAAACTGTAAACCCAATTGCTGGTCAAGAAGATAGACCTAACGAAATTATTCATTTAAAGAAGTACACTCCTAAGAATAATTATTATGGAATTCCAGATATTATTGCTGCACAAAATGCTATGGCTGGAAACGAATTTGCTGGTAAGTATAACCTGGACTATTTTGAAAACAAGGCGGTTCCAAGATACATTATTACAGTAAAGGGCGCAAAGCTTTCTACCGAATCAGAAAGAAAATTGCTTGAATTTTTCCAGGTAGGATTAAGAGGAAAGAACCATAGATCACTATATATTCCACTTCCTCCAGATTCTCCAGACTCAAAAACTGAATTTAAAATGGAGCCAATTGAAGCGGGCTCTCAGGAGTCTTCATTTAATATATATCGTCAATCTAATAGAGATGAAATATTAATGGCTCACAGAGTCCCAATTAATAAAATTGGCACACCAGCAGGTATCAACCTTGCGGCAGCCAGAGATGCAGACAAAACATTTAAAGAGCAGGTCTGCAGACCAGCCCAAGAAAACCTAGAAAAGAAATTAAATAAGATTATTCAAGAAATGACGGATGCGCTAGAGCTTAAATTTAATGAATTAAGTCTTACAGATGCAGACACTCAATCAAAGATTGATGAAAGATATCTTAGATTCCAGGTAATAACTCCAAATGAAATTAGAGTTAGAATGGGAATGGTTCCAAGAGATGGTGGGGATGTCCCAGTAGACCTTGCAGCCCAGGCAGCCGAAATTAAGGCTCAAGCCAACCAAAGTAGAACACGTGACCAAGAAAGATCTGCAAATTCCCCAGATAAATCTGGGGAGGGTAGAAATTCAAAGGGAGATGGAAGACAAGTCAACTAGTCCTACTCAACTAGTTATTTGCCTTTTGATACAACAATCTCTATAATATATAACATATGATCATAGAAAAGTCACATTGGTCTTCTAATGGAAATGCTATTAATTTATCAGTTCCATTTACGAAGGTCAATAGAGAAAAAAGAACAGTCTCAGGATTCGCAACATTAGATAACCTGGATCAGACTGGTGATGTCGTTACTCAAGAAGCTAGCATGAAAGC